TCTCCAAAGTTTGAGCAGAGCAAATCTGTATGTTTTCATATGGACGGAAGCGCCAGTGCCCCGCCTGTAACACCCCGTGAGGGATGCTGTATTTCTCTAAGCGTTGGCTTGTCTGGTCACACAGAATGATCCTGTCAAGAATCATGGCTGAGTTATTGTTCTTGTCTCGCGTAGCATCTAACAAGGCAATAGCCATCTCCGTCTTCCCCGCCCCCGTAGGGGCATAGAGAATCTGAGTGCGGCGACCAGCAGCAAACCCATTACGCAAAGCAGTGAGAGTTTCGGCCTGATATGGCCTAAGATTTAATCCCATTTTTCAAAAGCAACTCATTTAAATGAGTTGGTTTGCTTTTTCTAACTTCTTTTGCAGCATCTTGATCTGCGCTTTCATCTGAGCATTCTCTGCTTGGAATGTGTCGCGACTCTGCTTCACCGCAACTAATTCAATCTTAGTGATGCGCAGCTCTTCGCGCAAAGATTCAATAGTTTCTTTTGCTAAATCTTTCTCCGCTTGAGTTCCGTCCATAGCCGCTATCGCAACACGCTCTACTAGTTTTTCGTTTTCGGCTATTAGTTCATCAATCGCCGCCTGCTTCTCGTCTACTCCATCATCTTCTATTTCTGGCTCCGGCTCAGGCTCTTTTTCTTTTTTCTTAGGGACGCTCTTGGTCATTACTTTGCCTGTTGCCGTCTTATATTTACGATCTTTAGGAGCGCCATCACCACGCATACTTGCAACCAAAGTAAAAGATACTTTGCAATGACGGGCTATCTCGGATGTGCTCCATTCTTGCCATTCAAAATCATCAAGCATGATCTGTATGGATTTACGCTTATCTGCGTTAGTGCGGGGCATTCCATGTTCGGCGTTAGCACCAATCGCGTATAGCAATGCATCTCTTGCAATACCATTTTCTATATCTGCACTAATGCTGCCATGACCAGCCTGTTTGTGAGCGTGATAGCGATGAAATCCATCGGCCAACCAGTAGCTAACCCCATCAAAGAATACCCTGATTGCAGGGAAAGTTACGCCCGACTCAACCAGCTCGGCATACTCCTCAACCTTTGCCTTGTTAATCTCAGCGCGGCACTGCGTTCCTCCGTCAATACGAATAACATCTATGCCCAATAATTTACGTTCCATTGTGTGTTTCCTTCATGTTCCAACCGATTAAAAAATAACGCCATTTAGTTTGTATGTTGGCGTTTGTGTACTTCTTGCCGTTCCAATAGACCTGTTTGCCTTTGGACTGCATGAGTGATTCAAATACTTGTCGAGCTTTAGTCATCTATTGGATACTCCTTATGCCCGCAAGCTTCGCAGTACCAGTAACTAATGTGTGAAAGCATATCGCCACCGCACTTAGAGCAAGACTCATCTTCCTCCATTTCCATCTCGTCAAATGCTTCTTCAAGTTTCTTCTGATCCGTCATCTGTTCCTCGCTTTCTAATAATTACAGCCGCAGGTAATGTGCCAAGGCCATCCATTCCCGCCTTCTCACACGCCACCGCACATTCCTCGCGCTCCGACTCTGCACCCATCTCCCAAGCATTAATAGCTAGAGATATCGAGCTCTCATTTACGCCTGCGCTGCGCAATAGCGAGACCATCTCTTCTTTTTTCATTCGTCTAATCCTTTTAAATACTCAGACCAAATCAGTGCACCAATAAATAGAACCGCTATGACCGCACCTAGGCATAGCAGAAAGACTGTCCAAGCTATTGACTCAAGCATCTTGTTTCTCCTTGTATTCCTTCAAATTACTTTTGCTAGGCCACGGTAAACCACCGTGTTTTCTAGATGAGTACTCGCTCATTGACTCGCATAAATATAAATTGGACAGCCTGTTATCTTGCATGTCATTGTTTATATGTATTACAGTTTCTTTCCGCGTCAACATTCTTCCTATGTATTTGGCAATAACAAACCGGTGCTCTGCCGTGTATTTACCAGCATATCCCTTGCGTTTACCAATAAGAACCATTTTGTGATTAGTTGCGGCAATTGTGTGTTCACCACCTTGGAAATTATGAGAGTTAACACCAGAGAAAAAATCTGATTTGCATTCCAGCGAACAAGTTTTTTGAACCTCGTTATGCACATAACTTCTTGGGTAAAACAGTTTCCCACAAGAAATACACGGCCTCTCTTCAAATTTACGGGCGTGCTCTGATCTACATTTATTGGAACAATAAAGTCGCCAACCATCTCCACGCGTAGCCGTGGATGACCGCGTTGCTGTAAATATTACGCCACAGTTTTCGCATTCTTTGTCTTTTGGCTGAATGCAATCTGCCAAGAAACATTTACGGCTGCAAAACTTTCTATCTGCGCCGTGATCGGGTAGAGCTATGAACTTGTTATCGCAATGCATACAGGTGTACTCAATGCGATTTTGTAATCTTGATTTGTTGTTGCAAGTTATGGAACAGAATTGCGACTTATGCGCCCTGTGATTGGGGCAAATGTAGTCTTGCTTGCAGTACTCGCACTGCTTGGTAACAGGCGGTCCGTAAGTCATTCTGCACTTCCCATATCTCTGAGCTTCTCCTCCAGTCTGCGGATGCGCTGGCAGTTGTATTCGACTACGCTAGTTGCGTACTCAAGAGACTTCTCTGCTTGCATTTTGGATAGGTATGCATCACGCATCTCTATGTCTATGATTTCTCTGAGTGTGCGTGGGCGCAACATATCTTTGATGAAGGCTACCAATGTTTCTCGTTTAGTCATGCTTTCTCCTTGTTAAAAAACCATTTCCATCTACGCTCTTTGGCTATTTGGATTAGCCTCTGCCTGACGTAATCTTCTATCTCCAAACCCATCCTGCGAACTGCATCCACCTCGGACTTGGACAATATGATCTTGCCAATTTTGTTTTGGTTTCTAATTTTTCTAACAATCATGTGTTTTTAATCTTAATTTTGTGCTCTATGGCTAAAGCAAACAAAGCCCATGATCGAATGCCTCCGTTCTTTTCCTCAAATATCTTTCCTATTTCTGTTATTTCTGTTGTAGTTAACTCAACCCATTTTTTCGGTTTGTTGCTTAGCGCCAGCATCTTTTCTATATTTCTTGATTGGGGGGACTTGTGTCCTTTTTCCCAAGAAGAAATAGTTCCCCGATTAACTTTGATGGCTTCTGCTAACTCAATCTGACTTAGACCAAGAGAACCACGTAACTTTTTAATTTGATCTGGTGTCATGTCTTCTTTCTGTCAAATCTTCTGTTGTTAAACGCTGCATGTATCTTCTAACGATTTAAGCAATTGTTTCTTTTCGGCGGGCGTCAAATCGAGCCAGTCACGGTGAGCTATAGTGCCTTTCCTTGGCGCTCTTTTTTTCTTAATCTTTTCTTCACGGGTCAACCCCCAAATCTTGTATCCAGCGCAATCTGTTGTATGGAACTTTCCATCCTCGCCAATCGCATCGGCATGAAGTGCGTGGGCTTCTGGGTGTTTATCATGGCAAGGAAAACCGCCAGAATTTGTGATCACGTCATACACTTGGCGGATTAAGTCTCTATGCAACACTGGTGTTGTTGGCTTGCATGGGCAAACTTTGCATGGTTTAGCACAAGTCACGCGTTCTTCTCCTTTAATCATATGAATGAGTAACACATTGATGCAGTACGATTAGCTTTGCCATTTCATACATCCATACGGAATGTTGGTTGTCTACATGTGACGAAAGTGTTTTAAGTTCATCATCTTCATAAAACAACACAATGCAAGACTGGTCAGGCTGTATGCGTTCTATTGCATGGGTGAGCATGGCAGTAGCATCCCAATCTTTAAGGTGGTGTACTTTCATGTGTTCTTCTCCTTGAGTTCTGTAAATTTTTCATTTGCGCTTTTCATTACGGCATCAAATAGTGCAGAATCTTTTTCTTTAAGTTTCCCCATGAACAATGGCAACCATGTCTCATCCGTTGGTAGATTCCGCATCAACTCAACTATTTCTTTTCGTGTGGTCATGTGTTCTTATCCTTGAGTTTGGACTGAATGGCTCGGGCTATTGACACTTCTATCTTGCATTTTGAACAAGCACCACATAC